GCATATTGTCGCTAGGGTGTCCGTAATCAAGTCCTCGGTCTTGGATAGTAGCTCTCGCTTCGTTGAGGTAGTCTCTAGCATTCATCGACTCACCCGCTCTAGTGACTCGTAATAGCGGCGAACTGCTATGCGCCCCTTAACGTAGCCATCGTGGTATCCAGAGTAGCGACCTATAGCAAACGATCCGACTGCTACGCCTAGAATGATTAACTGTAATACTGTCATATTTAGCCCTTCTGCCCCGTATCTCGGAGACAGCAGAAGTATTACATCAGATGGATGCGACAGCCCCCAGATTTAGATAACAGTCTTATAACGATTTCAGCAGGATTCTCATCCTCAAAGACTGGACTAGCGAACCCGTCCATAGACCTTGCCGTTCACCATGAAAGTGCCGTTCTTTTCTATGTAGATTAAGTCCACTTGGACGTTCTTATTCTTTACATAGATAATAGAAAACGCTTGCTGCCAGTTCATTACCCCATGGGTATAAGACGCACGAGACACATCCATGATATGCCCGCTTTCTACACCATGCAGCACACGCCCTATACGCCCCCCAGAAGCCTCTGAGAACGATGACCTGCCCGCCCTGTGTGTGTGACCCGAAATAGTATTTTTGCCTCGCCTACGAGCCCCCTCAAGGGCTGAGAGACCGCCTTGTGGCTTGATAGGGGTATGGTCTCCATGGACTGCTATCCAATTAGGCGCAATAGGCATTTCATCACGCCAGAACTTGATGCCTAGTTCATCGAGCTTTAAAAACTTCTCGAAGCGCAACTCAGGCAAAGCTCCTAGGGCTGGAATCTTGCTGCTTATCTGGTTATACAAGCGGTCTGTGTGATTGCTACGGATCATGTCCGTCACGCCTAGTTCCCACAGAGTCTCGACTGTAAGGTCTCGGTTGTCTCCTAGAGTCTGGGCGAACCACTCGGCTTTGCCCTCGCTCCAACGCCCAAGCTCGGTCATATCCATTTCATCGCCAAGGGTTACTGTCTTATCAGCCTTGAACGTACGAGCAAAACGGATTAAATTGTTGGTGACATGCTCATCATGCAGAGGAATCTGCATGTCTGGAATCACAAGTATCTTAATCGTCATCCTCATCTTCGTAGGGGATATTGTCTATGCGATTAGGCAGCTCTGGCAGAACCCAATCAGGGTATGCGCTACGTTCTACAATTATGGCTAGGCACATATCCACCGCGAAACCTGCTCTGCGTAGCGCCTTGTAGAACTCATGCATGGAAATGGCGTACTGATCTAACGCGTTGTAAGTGTCTAGGTCTATGACCTTCTTCTTAGCCATAGGTAAAGTGTTACTTACCTAACAACTCAATTATGGTTTCGACACGCGCTTCAAGGCGATTGACCTGATCCTTGATAGATGAGCCGCCGTTAGGTTTTAACTCTGCTAGGTAATGTTTAATCATGAACTGCGTGTAAGCAGCCAAGCCGCCAAGGACTGTAACAATTCCTACAGCCCAAGCTGCGAGGTCTGCTGGGCTCATCGCTTAGGAGTTGCGTATCCGAATACGCCCGCTAGGACAGCCCAAAGGATTGAGCGATAGTCGAGTGCAAAGTTAGATGCACCCCACGCTGCTAGAAAAGCACCTGCTGTCAGGATTGCTGGATTCTTCATGTTCATGCTGTGCCGCCTATCATTGGGATATTAAAGAACGAATCATCTGAATCGCCCTTCTTAGTGAAAGAAATATGGCAATGCTTAGTGTGCTGGTTAATTCCCGAATACTTCCGCCAACGCCACCCCATGCGAGAGGAAGCAATGCGCCCTGCGAAGATGATGTAAGAGATTCTCTTATCTCCACGTTTGCCTGCAAGTCGAATCTGATCTGCAAAGTCAGGCATGAGGTCTGGCTTTGCCTTCCCAGATAAATCCCTGTCAATGTCAATGGCTCGGACGATGCCCGCTGCATCAGGATTGTGGTCAGAAGGACGTGCCGAATGACGTACATCGCCAATCCAGCCGTCCGAGGTTCTATCGCGGTCTGGGTAACTATCATCGAGCTGCTCCCTTAGTTGCTGCCCTGCTTTGCAAAGCTTTGGAGTCATTCTTGCATCAGAGGATTGAATAGCCATTTGTTGCTGTCCTTATCCCAAGTGTAGAAGTTTTCGTCTAAAGGTTTTGCTGATTGAGAACTCATGCCAAGTCCGAAGGTCTAGGCAACCTTAATGCGGTTGAAGTTAATCCTTCTGCGTAGTTTTCTTCCACAAGGGCAATAAACTTACCTTGAACCTCAATAGCAGAAGTATAGTTTTCTGTGATTTGAGCATCTGGATCAGGTAAACCTGTTGCTTGGTTTGTTGAAATCAGGGGATAGCCCAGCGATTGCTTAAGAGCTTCGTGCCAAACGTTAAACGCTTCTAGTGAATCCCATTCGTACCACATTAGATTCCCCACTTTGCTATCAAGTAATCTTGCGTTTCGGTAATATCGCTTGCGCCCAGTAGCCCGCTACAAATAACTATTTCGCAGAGCAACCCATCTATGCTTAATTGTCCACCTTCTTCGTAATCTCCTACGCGTAAAGGTGAGACGGGATTTGCATCGGCTGGCGTACCAGTTGTGACATTGTTTTTTTCTGCGCTGCCCGTATTTTTACGCCAATCTGATTTGTTGGCGGCTGTTGCGTTATTTGGGTCAGACAAGACTGTCCAAGCAACTGTGCTAGTGGACATAGTAGAAGTCGAAATATTAATGCAAATATTAGTATTAGTTATATTGACAGCGTGAAGCATTTTGCTAGTTGTTTGAGCTTGAAAAGCATAGCCAGGTCCTGAGTTTAAGCTGCCGCCTCGAGTGTATAGAAACACATATGGGTCGGCTGTTGGTGTGGCATCTAATTTATACACCACAAAAGCGGTTGAACCAGTTGCATCATTCATAAACTTCCAATTAGAAGCTGTACTGGCTATAAGCGTGTCTGTGTTTGTGTTGTAGTCAATCGCGTTAAGACTATTGACTGTACGAGTACCAGAATTAGGGCGGTAGGCATCTGTGCCTTGCGTAAGGTGGTAAGCGTTTCCAGATTTATCATTCCATTGCGTGACCTTAGTGCTAGTCACCGAAATGCTTGAGGTGTCCGAAGCGTCATACCAAGCCTTAAGGTTGGGCAAGTCTAAAGGTGAAAAGGCGGCTGGAGCGCCCACCCCATGAATGGCTGCTATCTGATTAAGCAATTGCGCCTACCACATACCATGTGTCGGTTGCTGTCTTAATGCAGACGGCAGACTTGTACTGTGCAATGGTTGGTGCTGCTGCTGTTGCTCCAGCAGAAAGAATTGTGGTTGTGCCTGATGTGACCGCGCTGATTGTGCAGACTCCTACGCCGATGTTGAGGACTGTGATTGCTGTGCCTACTGGGAAGGCTACGTTTGCATTGGTAGGAATCTTGAAAGCGATTGCAGTTGCTTTGTCCATAATCTCTAGAACTTGGTACTGATCCGCTAGGACGGCTGTGTAGTCCGCTGTATTGGCTGTGCCGACTGTAAAGGTTGGAAGGCTGTTATAGGTAGCCGCGGTTAATACGTCTCCTGTTGTGACTGGAAAGGTTGCCATTATGCTCCTAATAACTCAAAGTTGATGTGCCGATTATACCAAAAAGACTGCTGTTAAAGATGAAGCCGTCAGCAATACTTTCAAGTGTTGTAACTGTACATGTCATGCGGTTTGGGGTGATGTCCCACTTTAGCCCTTGAACCTGCAAAGTCTTCACAATGCTCGAGCCATCAGGCTGGACATTGGTTATCTCTACATTGTCAAAGAACTCAAGCTCAATCATGGTATCTGTTGGTACTGCTGTATCCAGTAAGTCCACAGTCATCGCGTCTATGCGGATGGTGGTCTCCTTGCGGGTAGCCACATACTCACGCGCCACATTCAAGACAATATCGTCTGTCTCTGCCACTAGGTCAGGGCGATTAAGGCTGTGCGGGAAGTACTTGGCAATTGAGTCGTTATCGAATACTTCCTGCGTTGTGCCACCGCCATAGCGGGTAAAGGTCACATCGTTAATGATGAGCTTGTCATCGAAGGCGAACTGTAGGTTTTTGTAAGGGATACCTGTGGTCTGGTTGAACTGAGTGGCAGTTGTGCCAATTGACTGGACTACCTCGGTGCGGTTCTTAAAGACGGCAGTACCTTCAGCATCCATATAGAAAGCGCCCATGCCCTCGGAGAACTCTGCGTTCTTCATGGCTTCTAGGCTTGTGCGGGCTGTAGCAGGATCAGCAATACAGGTGCTAAGCCCTGTCGAAATCTGCGTCATGGAAGAAGGAAACTCGATGTAATCCAGAATCTTGCCTATGCGTGTGCCTGTGTCCTGCCCTGCTGCTGTGTCTGGGATGGTCTGCACGTTAGCCATGTTGAATAGGCGAAAGGCATCTGTAGCAATGATGTCCACATAGCCAGTCTCTTGCCCTTGTGGGTAGGTGTACTTGTAGTCCTGCACATAACCGCTAAAGAGCCATGAGCTTGTAGTGGCAGTTGTAGCAGATACACGAATCTTGCGAAGAGGTGCTAGTTTGCCAAAGTAAGGCGATGCTGTGTTTTGTGGGTTAAAGTCAGAGTTAGGGTCTAATACTCGGATTGTGGCGTTGCCAGCCTCGTAGGTATCGCGCATAATGTTGCGCCCTCTGTTTATAGAGATGTTGTAAACGTTAGGAGTTAGATCAACTACTGGGATGAGTGTCTCATCCGTACCAAAGCGGCTAACGCCAATTACTCCGTAGGTTGGGTCTCCAATGACAAAGCCTGTACCAAAGGTTGCTCCGCTTGAAAAGTCGAAGGATACGTTTATGGTTGCAGGTAATGACATTACCAGCCGCCGATTCTGCGTTCTACGTTAGCGGATGAGCCCGAGAGTGCAGCTACGTTGAGCCCGCCGCGAATCTCGTCAATAAGGTTTTGGGATGTAGTAACCGAACCAGCGACATTGACCACGACTGTAGAGCCACCAGCCCCACCAGCTCCTCTCGGATCAACGAATACATCTGTGTTAAGCGGGTTGCCCTGTCCGTAAGTAAAGTTGCCAGTTGGTACTGTGTACTGGAAGTTACCCATCTGTGGCTTCATGTTAGCAATACGGGCAGCTTGCGCCTCTAGACCATCAAGAAAGCCTTTCCATGCCTCAAAGGGATTCTTAGCAGATGGAAGAGTGGTTAAGAACTTAGCCAAGTCCTCGCCTAAGCCTTGAGAAATGGCTAATTGTTTTCCTAGTCTTTCGACCTCTGATACGTTCTCGGTAGCCAAAGCCAGTTGCAATTCGAGGCGCTTACGATCATCAGCCGAGACTTTGCCCTTTAACGCTGCAATAATCTGAATCTGTGTTTGGTCGAAAAGAGTGCCTGTCTTTTTAAGGCTGTTTTGCTTTTTCAATTCTGCTGTGTTCTTCTGTTGTGACTTAAGCAACTCGGCGGCGCGCTTCTTAGCTGCTGCCTCTGCCTTAGCCGCTGCTGCCATTTGAGTTGAACTCTGTGGGATATTAACGCCATCCCATGCCTTCATATAATCTCGGCGCATACGGCGGTTAAACTCTTCTACTTGAGCATCCTGAATGTTCTTCTGGATAGTGTTAAGAGAACTGTTGCGGATAGCGTTAAGAATTCTAACGCCTTCTGTGATTCTATCTAGGAATCCAACTGTCTTATCTGTCAGGGTGTCAATCTTGCTGATGAGATCATCCAAGCTAGATGAACCGCTTAGAGCCATGCCAAAGTCGATGATTGCTCCACCAAGGCGCTCCTGCGCGTTACCTGCTGCTTCTGTAAGGATTTGCATCTTGCCCGCATAGGTATCTAGGTAGGCTGCGTTAGCCCCAGAGAACTGTGCGTTGAGACGCTCCTGCACCTTTGTGAAACTAGCGGTCTTGAGTTCTGCCTGTGTAAGTCCTAAATTGTACTTGCGAAGGCTTCGTGTGTTGCCCACGTAAGCATTTGAGATGTCCTGTGTAACTCCGATTAGCTCGATGCCGCTACCAGCAGACACGTCCAAGCTAAGGCGCAATAACTCTAGGCTCTTGTTTACTGATCCTGTAGTAGTCAACAACGACTGAAAGGCTTGTGCAAGAGGTTCTCCAGCAATACCTGTGGCTGCTGAAATCTTATCTAAATTGCTCTGGATTTCTGCTTGAGCAAAAGACAAACCTAGGTTTTTCACAGAGTTGGCTAGTTTGGTGTTAGCCTTTTCAGCTTCGATAAATGCTTGGACTGACTTTCTGCCAAACTGCACAAAAGCTGCTGCGCTAAGGGTTAAGCCAAGGGTTCTGCCAAGGCTCTTGACTGTCTTCTCAAAGCCCTTGACTTGCTTATCTGCCTTGAGTAAGCCAGTTGAATCCATGGTGGTAGCAATGCGGATTGCTAGGTCTGTCATTGACATCTGTTACCCCTTTGACCTGTAATCGACTTCGCCACGAGCATTGACTTTTGTAACAACTTTCATGTTGGCAGCTTGGATTGCCTTGACAACTGCTGCCGTAGTCTTCCCTTGATCGTTAGCCCACGCTCTAAATATCAAACGACCCTTAGTCTTACGTGTTCTACGTCCTGCGCTGGATGACTGCTGTGAATCAACCAACGGCGGTAATGAGTTGATAAACTGTTTACCAGCATTAGGATTGGCTGACTTATTAACGCCCCTGCCAGACTCCCAGACTTGTCCGAGTTCGCCCTTGCCAAATGCCCCGCCTGTCCAACCTGCTACACGGCGGGCTGGTGGATTACCTTGAGCGTTCAAGCGACCTGCTGTCTCATAGATAGCACCTGCCGCAGACTTATTGTAAATACTTGCAAGGCTTCTAAAGCCTCGCTTATTAGGCTTGCTAGGTGTTGTCGAATAACCTATGCCGCTTTTGACATTGCTGGCGTTGTAAGCTCGATATTCCCAGACTCCTACTGCCTTAGCCCAACCAGATAACGGCGATGTGCTGGGAACGTAGCCGCGAGCTTCGCTTGTAACTTTGCGAAGATGTCCAGCAATTTCTTTCTGGGTTTCTTTTGCTAATTCTGGAGTGTATTCCTTCATGGCTTTACGAAGTGCTACGGCGTTTTCCAGTTCTACTGGCATCGCTACGCTCCTTCGCTAAATCGTTTAATACCTGTATATGAGCCTTGAAAGCCATCGGAGAAAGTTCCACGATGGTGTTGAACGGAACTCCATACTCGTAACTTAATCTAGTAGCGAGATAGGTGACGGAGTTCCGATCTACCCTAAAGGGTCAGACTCTAAGACCTCAACTGACTTGAGTGTCTCTAAGAACTGTTCCCCGAAAGGCTTGACTGTTTCACCCGAACGTCTAATTGCTTCCCAGCAGAGCCAGTAAACGTCTGACTGCTTCTGATCTTCAATCAGGGCTTTGTGAAAGCCCTTCTTAGCATATTGCTCAAAGCTGTACTCCAAGACTGGAGTTATCTCGAACTCCTGCACTTGTCCGTCAGCCCTTGTAACTTTGAGTTTTGCCATTGTTAGCCCCTTACTTAGTTGGTTATGCGCCTGTTGTGATTGCTACTGTACCAGAGACGTTCCAAGTTACAGACTGTGTGCCAAGGTCTCCAACTGCGCCGTTGATGTCGGTGAGGTTATTGACTAGGCATGTCATTGTGTAAAGTGGGTTTGTCGCTGATGTGGTTGCGCTTGTCTGCTTAAGTGTGACTGTTACGTTTGTGCCGTATGCAGTAGCAAGAGTCTGCAAGACCTCGCTTGTAGCTGTGTCGTTGAGGAAGTCAATAGTGATAGATGCTGCCTCAAGACCCTTGACGAACTTGTGTCCTGAATCGCCCATTGCTGTTACTTCGAGTTCATCGAAAGTGCGGTTGAGTGTTACTGCTGTTACGTGGTCTGAGAGATCTACTGCATTGACAGTTAGAACTACGCCATTGTTTAGAAATACTGCCATTTCAGTTATTCCTCATCTTTCTTGGTAGTTGGTTTTGGTGCTGCTTTTACTTCTGGAGTTTGTCCGATTTTCGCAAGAAAAGCGTCTCGCTCCTTTTCCCAGTCGCTCATGACTAGCTCCATTCCGTTAGGGTACTGATTGCGACATCGCAAGCCAGTAAGTCTCCAGTAGGTAGGTTCAGCACTTTAGGGCTGGACACGCTGCCTACGTTGAACACAATGCTCGATGCTTCGAGAAGCTGGAAGAGACGTACTACGTCATCCTCAATTCCTGCAAGGTTTCCCTGATTGTCCAATAATGGCACAAGGATTGTGATAGTAAAGTTTGCTAGGGGTGCGATGGCTGTGTAGTCATTATTGCTAGGCACTAGGTAAGGATCAGCAGGGCTGACAATGACGCTGTTAGCGATAGGCGTAGCAGGTGGAAACGAGAACACGCTCCACTTGCTGTTGTCAGTTAGGGCAGCCGCTATCGTGCTGCGAAGGGTGGTTATCGCTGGCATCAGCCCACCATAGAGTTAGGGCTTAGGTATGGCGCAAGTAAGCCACGAACGCGAGCCATGAGCTGGTTTGACATGGTGTAAGGGCTTGGAGCGTAGCCGTCAATAGATACGCCTTGACCTGTTGGTGCTTGACGCGCTTGCCAGATTGCAACGCTAATCATGAGGCTAGCCTCTTGGATGGCTGGAATCTCTGTGTAATCTGTGTAGGTAGATGCTGCTACCTGTCCGTAAGGGTTAATAGGGTGGCGGGTCGCATCGCTTACATGATCTGTAGTGACTGTGATGCTGTACTCGCCAATGCCTGTGATTGCCTTATTGCCGTTGTAGTGTGAGCCGCATCCTGTAATATTGACTGTCTGACCAATGTAGAAAATGTCCTGCACGTAGTCGTTGAAGAATAAAGTCCCGACTGTGCCTTGATTTTCGTGAGCCACTACTGGAGTCGTGTTAGTCCATAGAAAAGGCAACATGACATTATCAGCAGCATCGCAGACTGACTGCAATACGGCATCAGTATAGAGAGTCCCAATACCGAGGGCGGTACGAAGCTCTGCAACTGTAGTAATGCTCATTGTTATCCTTTCTAAAGACTAGAGGGAGCTGCAAGGGCTCTGGCAGCCCCCTCTAGCGACTTAGGGTATTGCTATTATGTAAGGTTGAACTTACGAACGCCCTTACCTGACTTAGCCAAGTAAATTGCGAGGTATCCGTAGAGGTTGATTTCAATCTCGCCAGATGTAAGTACGTTCACACGAAGCTGTGTTGTTGGTGACTCCCAGACGTAGACTGATGCTGGTGCAACGAGGAACGCAGAGTTATCGACAACACCTGATGTTGAGATGTTGTGATCTACGATGAGGTCTGTACCAAGTACGCCACCAACAACGCTTGTAGCAACTGCGTTGCCTGATGCGTTCTGTGTTGCGCCTTGTGCAGAGTAAAGTGCGCGACCTGTTGAGTCAGCGTATCCTGCGATTGCTGCCCACTGGTCTGTTGATGCAACGAGCTTGTTAGCGAAGTCTCCACCAGTTCCCTTGTATGCGGCTGCGCCTTCTACAGAGATGAATGACTGAAGTCCTGCTGCTGTTGCTGCTGTTGTAGCGGCTGTTGTGCCGTCTGCCACGAAAGCTGCGAGGAGAGCGTTATCTGTTGCCTTCTCATATGCCTTGCGGAGTTCTGCCATCATGAGTTCCATGAACGCAGGTGATGAACGATCTACAAGCTCGAAAGATACGCGCTGTAGACCAGAGAACTTGTTGATTGAAACTGTGTCATAAGCAGATGTCATGCCAGTCTCTGATGGTGCTGCACCTTCGTTGGTGTCTGCAACTGTTGGAGCGACATCAGCAGATGAAGCGTTTGTGTAAAGACGTGGAACTGTGAATGACATTCCAGAGTCAATAAGTGCCTGACGTGTTGCTGCCTCAAACGCTGGACGTCCTGT